TTATTCCCCGACTCTGTCCCGCAGTGAAGGCCGATGGCGACGCTGACGGTCATTTGCGAGGCCTAGTTTAATATATTGAACACGGATCACACCACAAGCTTTGCATCGGGTCGAGCGCATTTTGTGCCTCCTGTGTTATCAATATGTAGCATGGTCACATGTAACATAATGATATATCTATATATTAATCATTCAATGCAATGTCATGGGGCAGGGGTGGGGCAAAATAAGATAGTTTTTGGTTCAAAAGCGCTACCTGTTCCGTGTTTTTCTCTGCCATCCATTTCCCGTAAACCTTATAAACCATCTGTGCATCGGCATGGCCCATTTGTGTGGCAATAAAGTTCGGGTTTGCGCCAGCTGAAAGAGACCAGCAAGCGTAAGTATGTCTCGTTTGATAGGCGTTTCGGTGTCTCAGACCGGCCCGCTTTATATGAGCATCCCAAATTTTCTTTATCGACCCGACTGCATAATGGTCCCCTGCAAGGTAGTTTCGCCCTGTTAGTCGTGGATCAAACACAAACGTACATTCGTGCTTTTCCCTTCGCCCGTACTCCCGTAGGTTTACTTCTACTTCATGCTGTTTACCAAACCTTGTCATCTCTGCCTGACTGCGGAGTGCTTCTATTGCAGGTTCAATCAGGAAAACAACTCTGTTCGTTCCAGCCTTAGTTTTTGGCATGGTAAATTCATTTGTAGGGGTAAAGTTCCTCCTGATCATCATCGTTCCCGCTTTCAGGTCGATATCCTCCCAGGCAAGTGAAACCAACTCCCCATGCCGAATGCCGGTGTATACTGCAAGGGCCCAGATGTTCCTGATCTGCGTATGCTTGCAGCTATCAAGCAGTCGAAGAAACTCATCTCTCGAAAGAGGATCGGGGTCTGGGCGACTTCTTGTCAAAGCTGATATACCGTTAAACGGGTTTTCTGCCGTGTACCCACTCGCTACAGCAAAACTGAACATTCCTGAAATAGTGGTCATGTAGTTGTTAACGGTGGGTACCGTTCTTCCTTTTGATGGTTTATGCCCTTTTTTAGGCACCTTCCACCCGGTCAGAAGTTCCTTTCTTATCAGCAGCAAATCCTCCCTGTTAACTGAGGAAATGAACCTGTCAGCGCCGATCCTTGGCACCATGTTTTTTACAATGGACTCATAACCAACAAATCCGTTGCTGCTCATCTCAATCCGTTTGAGTTCAAGCCATTTCTCAGCTATTTCCTTTACTGTTATTTCCTTTTTCTCAACCCCAAATTTTTTCAGGTTAAGAGATTCGGGAAACTGACTGGCATAGTTGAAGTTACCCATTTTGATTGCGAAACAAACTGAACTTCTTAGCTCACCTGCCGTCTTTCTGTTTTTTGGTGTATCAGGAACGCCAAGGTTTTCCCTGACCCTGACACCTTGATAAATGAACCATATACGAAGCGATCCGCCATGGTTCTCAACGCCAGTTGGATATGACGATTTGGCCATTCTTCCTCCCTAGCGCCCAAGAGCATGTTAAGAATATCGCTTTCAGCATGAATGAGCACCTGGCTGTTTCGACGACTGGCGCTCTATCCACTGATTTATCGCTTCCAGGTTATACATACATTGGCTGTTCGGGTTTGGATCACCATCAGGTGATACATGCATATATTCTCGGCCAACGAACCAGGAGTTCTTTCTGGCTCTTTCAATTGTCCCAGAACGAAGACCGGTAATTTCTGTGAGTTTTTTTTCTGTAACCCACTTGTTAGGTACCAGTTGAATTACGTCGCTCATAAGCTCTCCTGAATCAGGCCGCGCGCTGGGCGCGCAGCTTTTTAATATGCTCACTCTGCTCCAGTTCGGCGCGTATCTGGTGCGCCTCTTCGGGTGAGAGCGGTTCGAAGTCGGTATTAAATCTGTCAATGCTTGCCGTGTTGATCCGACCCTGACGCCAGTAGCGCACCGTCTGGCTGTCGCAACTGTGGATTAGCACCGGCCATCCGTGGCTATCTGCGAATATCTGGCCGCGCTGAATAAGCTTGAACACCTGTCACCTCCGATGCTTTCCGCGTTCTTCAGCCTCTTCCTGGCAGGAGGCGCAGCGCTGACATCCCGCCACTGCCTCCCGGCGCCTTTCTGGTATTCCTTCCCCGCAATCCACACAATGAATAGCCGAAACTGCGTTATGGTCGATACGATACTTCGCTATGGCGGCTTCACGCTGCAGCTCTTCGAGTTCGTTGGCCTGATCGATAATCTCTGCGCTCATGCTGGACCGCCTTCACTCTTTTCAGCTTCAATCGCCATCTGCTCAAGTTTTCGTGAAAGCTCGGCAGACAGAGACTGGAACTCTTCCTCTGTCGCAACTGGGATCGGCACAAAACGGATACCGATATGAGCGAGGCCATTTGCGGCTTCAAGGCATTTCCTTAAATCAACGGGAGAGGCTCTGTTCATGCTGCACCGCCTTCAATGCGCTTAAACGAAATGACCCAAACCCAGGGATTGGCATTCCAACTATCTGAGCCGTAGATTGATGCCCACAGGCGCGCGAACACATCAGCTGCGCAATCGCCACTCTTCATGTCGGCGGTACTGCACCCTTCGCGTATCGCATCGACGTCACTGATACTCTTCAGTCGCTCCACGCGCACATCGGTGATTTCCAGCGTGATGCGGCTGGCCCAGCGCGGCATATGGATTGATGGGCGCCAGCGGCAATGCAGTTCATCATCGGCATCGTAAAACTCGGGCGCAGGCACGCCGTCAGCCTTGTAAACACAAAACTCTGGCGTCTCAAAAGGAGTTGAGTCTTTGCAATAGATATCCATCAGGTCGAAATCGAATAGCGGCCCCTGAAACGTCTCGCGCACCCAGATACGGTCGCCGACAGCGCCGAACGGGCACGGATGCCAGTAATCGCATACGTTCTCTGCATCTTCGCTCCAGGGCCATTTACTACCGTCTTCACGCTCAGCGATTTCAGTAGCACGAGTCTGCCTCCATTTGATGGGGCGGCGCGTCTGCGTCTTCCGACCATCCAGCAGCGCCCGCACCATCTCCCCGTTAAAAATCATTCCGCGTTCTTTCATGATTCCACTCCATAGCGGCCGCTAAGCCGACCAATAACACTGACAAATTTGACTAAACTGACGCCCATAGGCCGGACCTTCTCGTAGTGCTTGCGAAGGATGGGGGGGCATACAGCGTTCCACTTCGGTTTAGGCTTTGCGCTCATCGCTTTGGTTAGCTCTTCTGCGCAGCGACGAGCCTGGGCGCGGAGGATGTTTTCTTTCTCTTCTGGCGTCATTGGAGTGGCTCCTCATAAATCCGCTGAAGGTTTAATTTTTCAGCCAGCGCTTGTTCGGCTCGCGCGCCTGCAGACAATTCCCAGCCATGAAGCAGGTAGATGGCGTGAGCACATCGCAACATGGCCAGACATATATCCATGTATTCGAACTGACTGAGCCCATCCGGAAGCGTCGCGGGGTTCAGCACTACATGTCCGTCACTTTTGAGTACGGCAGCAGCTTCATGAAAGGAAGGGCGGTTAAATTCGGGAAAGCCGGTCATCGGCCCAGCGATGTAAATTTTCATGCTGCCTCCCGCTTAGTGATTAATCGGGCACCGAAACTCATCAGAGCATCACGCTCAACGGTAGTGAATTGGCAGTGAGTGCGCGGGTAGGGATGCCAGATAATCAGCATTGACCCTTTGTTGTTTCCGCTGACAGGCTTCCCGGATACCGGATTGATGAAAGCCAGGCGACCGCCGACGATGAATCGCACTTCGCTGGCCGTCGCAATAGCCTCCCGGAACCAGCCGACAGACGTATCAGCCGGAACTAACATCACAGTGCCGATCTGGTTTTTGGATTCTGCTGCAGCCTTCTGAACAAAGGGCGTGATATCGCTGTACGGTGGGTTAAGCCATGCATAACCGGGAGCCACAAGGAAGTCAGCCCACGGGATAGTCAGCGTGTTCTGCTGTTCCGTGATATAGCGGTTGCACAGCGCATTATCAGATGATGCGGCCGCGTCCAGTGTCAGGCAAAACTCAGCATCCAGAGCGACGAACAGAGGGATCGGCGTCTGCCAAAGGTTGCGTTGCTCAACAGGTGTTTTGCTTCCGGTGTAGTCAGTCATTGCGCACCTCTTTTCATGTCCAGCTCTTCAGCCAGTCGCTGAGCTTTTAGCGGGTTACTAACCACATCGCCCCACGGAGTCAGCCAGCCTTTCTTTTCTTTCAGGTAGGGAAGGCGCACCGCGCCAACCCTGATATCGTCCTGAGCGTGTTTCATGCTCACCTGCCAACTCTAGAACGGGATATCGTCGTCAAAATCAGGCGGGTTTTGACGGTTCTGAGCATGCTGATTGGCAGCCTGTTGAAGTCTGGAGGTTGGAACTGAGTTAGGGTTTTGCGTATAGGGGTTTGCGCCTGCCTGCGGACGCGCTCCGCCAGAGAACTGCGTGTTGCCCGGAGCGCGCTCATCTTTGTCTTTCATCGACTGCTCAAGGGCACTGATAGCTGTTGCCGGCTCGTTTTCGCTATGCTCTGCATAAGTGCGACGCGTACCTGGCTGGAACACATGGCGAACCTCGAATTTATAGCCATCAGATCCGTCACCTTTGGAGTAGAGGACTTTCTGCAGGAAGAGGCCAACTTTCTTACCTTCCAGGGCAGGGCAATGCCACTCAGTGCCTTCAGTAGTCTGGATCTGTTCAGGTTGAGCGTTCTTTACTTGCGCAGCCCAGAGGATGGCCGAAATTAAGCCCATGCCGAAGGTCTGCTGACCATCTTTCCCGATAAAGTTGATGCGAAGGTAGTTCGCTTTTGCTCCGTTACTATCAAGGCTCAGCTCAAGCGCCTGGGACTGGCTACCATCTTTTCCGAAGGTGTAAATTGCAGAGGCGATTACACCCTCATATGCGCCGGTTTCGCTGATGCCGCCAGTGCTGCCAGCTTTCTTAGCCATAGATGCTGCTTCGGTGTTCCATACAAAAGACATTGGTTGGCTCATGGTGGTGATCCTTATAATTCGGTCATAAATTCGGTGATAGCGACGTCAACGGCTTTCAGGTCGTTATCCATTTCTGTTAGCCCCGGAAACAGGTCCGGCGGCGCTTTGGCGGTGTCGTTGTCGTCACCCTTAATCAAAAAAACATGCTTCCCGTCTTTCTTGATGGCTCGCAGGACGATGGAAAAATAGCCCTCCGGCGTAAGCTTTTCGTTCAGCATCTTGCCGGTGGTCTTCATCCTGATTTTCCCTTCCGACTCTTCGGTATGAGCCAGGAAGTAAACCCGGAAGTCATCCGGAAGCCGGGTGGCCGCCATGATGATTTGCCAGACGTGATCGGCCATTTCGGTATATTTCTGATATCCGGTCTGGTATGCGCGCATCATGTTTTCGTGCTGCATAACGACCTGAAAATCGTCTATAACCAGAACCCGGCGATTCTTCGAAAGAACCATGCGGTTTATGGAATCCAGTACCGCATCCCAGGCATCAAAACGGATGATGTTTCCGCGCTGCACAGAGCCATCCGGTAACTCTTTACCGTTCAGCTTCCAGCCAGTGGCGCGGTACGGAAGCATCTTCGGAATGCATTGCAGCAGGATCACTTCGTCAGGCGTGAAGTTGCGCAGGCTGTACGACTTGCCGGAGCCGCTATCGCCAAGAATGAGCACAGGCGTTCCCATATCAGGCTCCTTTCAACCAGTGTTTGATGGTGAACAGAATGTCTTCATCGTCACTGTTACTGGACAGCCAGCGGAGATAACCCGGATCGACTTTTGCTATCTCTTCAAAGGACAGGCCTTTGTGCTTACCGAATCGGATCGCCTTCATCAGCGAAGGGCTATTTGCGATGGTGCGCATTTCTCCCATCGTCCACTTAGCCAGGCGGCCCATGTACAGCAGGAGCTCGGCGGTTACGTAGCAGTCGTATAGCGCCCGATGCGCGTACAGGCCTTCTGGCAGATAAGGCTTCAAACCCAGGCGGTAACGCATGTACTGGTTACCGTGACTCTCAAATTCCGGGTACTGGGTGCGAGCCAGCTTCAGGGTGCAAATCCAGGGAGCGTCTATCTGGGGAAGCTTTGACTTATCGAATTTTGCGTTGTGAGCAACATACGCATCAGCGCCCAGGTAACGTCCAATCACTTCGTTAATCAGTGGGGCGTCAGCGACCATATCTTCAGTGATGTGATGTATCGCCATCGCTTCGAAGCTGATCGCCTCTAATGGGCGGACAAAGTCGCTCATTGGGTTGCAGATAGTGCCGTCGACGATATCCACGCTGGCAATCTCCAGAACGCTACCTTCCAAGCTGGTCGTTTCGGTATCAATGACTCGCAACATTTTTCATCTCCGTGTGTGCGTCGTTAATTGCATCAAATTCAGCCAGCTGGTTAGCGGCGCTTTCGAGGTCTTCAGGCTGCAGGCCAAAGGCGACGATCACCCATGCCAGCGCCAGCATTCCGTTTTGTTGGCTTACCATTTCGTTCTCCGTCCAGCTTTCTGGCGCCCGGGGTGTTTGATGAAATATTTCTCAGCACACCCGCTGTCGTCGCAGAAATGAGCCTGCCGGGTGGTCATGTAATTAGTGATGGAGCGGACAACGCAGTCTTTCGGATGGCGCAGGGCGAAGCAGAGCTCGCACTGAACCGCGTTGAGGTGTTCGGTGGCAGTAGAGAGGAAAATCTTTTCCTCAAAGCTGCCCTGCACACCGCGAGAATCGACATAGTCGACCATGGTCTGAGCGATGCCAGCTGAGTTGGTAAATGACCCGCGACCTACCAGTTTCACGATGTGGCCGCCGAGTTTCAGTCGGGTGCCAGCAGGTAAAGAGGCGAGACGATCGGCGGTTAAGCGTGGTAATGGTTGCATGGTTTAACCCTCCAAAAGGTTGTGAAAATCCCGGCACCGTATTGGCTGCCTAATGGCTTAATTAAATTTGCGTTCCGGTTAGTGCGTTCCGGCCGGCACCAGGTTTGGCAGCAGCTCACGCGCTTCAAAGCACTGGCGGATATGCCGTAAGTTTCCCTGCGGTTCGAACCAGAAGGTTTCGTTCAGGTAGTCGCGAGAAACCTTCCAGGTGGCGCCAGTTTTAGCGTTGCGCATCATCACTGCACGACCGTTGTTTGGAATTGGCTTAGCCATGAAATACCTCCCATAGAGACGCAACAAACTTGAATGCCGCCACCCATACCGGAATCATCAGCAGGAGGACGATTGTCAGTGAACGAATGCCGTTTCTGCTCATGCGACACCGCCAGGAAGCAGACATAACGCACTTACCACCAGAACGCCGGCCACGATTGCGAACGCGTTTGCCAGGAACTTAAACCACTCGGATTTATCTTCTTCACGGATCATTCTTCGCACTCCGCAGATTCTGGCTCATTAAGCCATTCAGGACGGGAACCCTTGCTGATGTAGAAGTCGATAACATCCAGCAGGCGAGGGTAGAACTTCAGCGCGCGGCGGCCGTCCATTTCGGCAATGTCTCGTTTAGAAAACTGGCGCCAGTCTTCGATTTTGTGGTTCTGGCATCCGGCGCGGATATATTCTCCATTCGTAATCGTGATGGGGTATTCCATGCCCATAATGATGAAGGTGAGATCTGGCAGGTTGGCACCGCACAGGTCGGCACCGCTCAGGTCGGCACCGCGCAGGTTGGCACTGCTCAGGTTGGCACCGCTCAGGTTGGCACCGCTCAGGTTGGCACCGCGCAGGTTGGCACTGCTCAGGTTGGCACCGCTCAGGTTGGCACCGCACAGGTTGGCACCGCTCAGGTCGGCACCGCGCAGGTTGGCACTGCTCAGGTTGGCACCGCTCAGGTTGGCACCGCACAGGTTGGCACTGCGCAGGTTGGCACCGCTCAGGTTGGCACCGCTCAGGTTGGCACCGCGCAGGTTGGCACTGCTCAGGTTGGCACCGCTCAGGTTGGCACCGCACAGGTTGGCACC